GGGCTATCTACAGCGAATGGTGAGGGCACGTTCTTTCATGAGATGTGGCTGAAAGCTGAGGCTGGGTCGAACGGTTTCAATAGCGTGTTTTTCCCGTGGTCTGCCGTGGATTCACGTTCCCAGGAGTGGTATGAGCAGAAGAAGTTTGAGTTGTCTGGTAAGGAGTGGCAGCTTCATCAGGAGTATCCGAATGATCCTGTGGAGGCTTTTATCGGTTCTGGTAACCCTGTGTTCAATCAGGAACTGCTCAGGGGTTTCCAGGTTCAGGAGGGTGTGGCATACACGATTTCGGGGTCGAAATCGTCGGATGTGATGCTGTATGAGGGTGGCCCGTTCATCATTTTTGAGGCACCGAACGATCAGGACAGGTGGACGTATGTGGTTGGGGCTGACATTGCTGAAGGGTTGGAGCATGGTGACGCTACGGTCGCCTGGGTTTTGTGTGTGAACACGAATCAGCCTGTGGCTGTTTGGTATGGGCGTGTGGAGCCTGACGTGTTTGGCGAAACAGTGTTGCCTGCTATCGGCTGGTTTTATCGGAACGCTCTGATTGTTCCCGAGGTGAACAATCATGGGCTAACCGTCCTGAAAGCTTTGCAGCGGGTGAAATATAAGAATCTGTTTAAGCGTCGCACGTTGACGAAACGGGTGGATCGTCCTCTTGAGTCGATGGGCTGGTTGACGACTACGACGACGAAACCTTTGTTGGTGGACGAGTTGGCTGCCTGGTTGCGTGATGTTGGTAATGTGCCCCACAAGTTGACGTTGCATGAGCTTAGGACGTTCACCAGGGATCAGCGTGGTCGTATGTCGGGTTCTCCGCATGATGACTGTGTGATGTCGTTGGGTATGGCTGTGCAGGGCCTCAAGTATGCGAGGACGGAGAAGGTGTTTGGGGATGGTGATCCGTCACGTGTGAAGGGGTCGTTTGCGTGGTATGAGCGTTTGTTGGATTCTAAGGCTGGGAAGGAACGCAGGTTGACTCCTGTTGTGTGACGATGTTGGGGGTTATGTGATGGAATGTTCTAACTGTGGACGTGTCTGGCCTGAAGATCGGTTTAATCCTGATTGTACAACTCCTGAATGGTGTTTTGCTTGCAGGTCGAAAACGATTCGTACCGCCTTTCAGGGCGGTAAAGAATATTTTCATAGTGACACTGAAGCGAATCGTGCCCGTAAAGCGGTTGCTGAGGCTCGGGCGGCGGGTTTGGATCCTGTTCCTGTGGAGACTGGTAAGGGTTGGAATGGTGCTTCGGTGGCTGGTTTGAAGAAGATTGAGACTGTGCAGGCCGCTAAGGCAGCGAAAGCTGCCCCACAGGCGGCTGCTGCGAAGGTTGGGAGTGTTTGATGGCTGATTACGGCTACAATTCGCAGGCATATATGGCTGCTGAGGGGGACAAAAAGAAGCCTAAGACGGTTTCGACCTGTTTGCGTCGTGTAAATGATGCTATGAAGTGGCGTAAGAACGCTGGTTTTGATGAGAAGTGGTCGAACATTGTCAAATTGTATGCGAACCAGTACGAATATGAGGAACTTTCAGGGTATGAGGACATTGTTGCACCCAACATGATGTTTTCTACGGCGAATGTGATTGTTCCGAGTGTAATGGTGAACTATCCGAAGATCACTGTGACTGCCCGTAAGCCTGAATATGATTCGTATGCGCCTTTGGTGGAGGCTGTGACAAACTATTATTGGCAGCATTTTGATGTTCATGAGGAAATGCGGCTGGTCACCAAGGATTTCGTGGTGTTTGGGCTTGGTGTGGCGAAGGTCACATGGGCTTTGGTTGAGGAAGAAGTCGAAAAGGACCGTGACGAATGGGTTGGTGAGGTCCAAGAGATGCTGATGCAGTCCGCTAATGCCCGTTTCCAGTCAGAACTGGACGGAATGCCGTTCGAAGGCCCTGATGAGGACACAATTATCGGTTCTGTTGCCACCACGAAGCGGATTGCGGTTGAAGATCACCCTGTTGTCGAACGTGTGTCACCGTTCGACATGTATTTTGATCCTGATGCGACCCGTATCAAGAATGCACGCTGGATCGCGCAGCGTATGTACATCCCGTTGGAGGATGCACGCAATTTTGAGGGTTGGAATCCGAAAGCACGTAAGCGTTTGCATGGTTCAGCGATGTCTGCTGCCAAAAAGGATTATGATTTGACGTTCCAGGGTGAGGAACGGGGTCGGGAAGCCGATTTTGTGGTTGTTTGGGAATATTATGACATGATTGATAAGACCATCAGCGTGTTCGCTGAGGGTTGCGACATGTTTTTGATCGAACCTGAACCGTTCCAGTTCCCGTTCGGACATCCTTACGTGTTTTGGTTGAACCATATTGTGCCTGAGAAGCTGTATCCGATGGGTGATTTGGAGTCGATTGTCCCGTTGCAGGTCGAGTTGGCGTTGACTAGAACGCAGATGGTGAATGACCGTAAACGGTATCGTCGCATGTACATGTATAAGCCTGACGAGATTGGTCCTGACGGTTTGGCGGCGTTGACATCTTCGGATGACAACGCACTGATCCCTATTGACAGTGACGGGCCGTTCAGCGATGTGATTGCACCTATTCAGACTTCTAGTTTGCCTCCCGAGTTCTATAACCAGACGGCAATGATTTTGGATGACATGGATCGCACGTCGGCTGTGACAGAATATCAGCGTGGTTCGGTTGCTGAGGTGCGTCGTACCGCAACTGAGGCGGCGATGATTCAGGATATGTCGAATGCTCGTTCGGCTGACAAGTTGGCAACGATTGAACGTGGTATCAGTGAGATTGCCCGCAAGTGTGTCCAGTTGGCACAAGAGTTCCTGTCATCTGAGCAGGTTGCAAAGATTGTTGGGGACAATGGTGCAACGGATTGGGTGCCGTTTGATCGTGACGCCATTATCGGTGAGTACGATTTTGTGGTTGAGGCTGGGTCTACGCAGCCGATGAATGAAACATTCCGTCGCCAGTCTGCGATGCAATTGTTGGATGCGATGGCACCGTTCATTGGGGCTGGTGTGGTGAATCCTGCCAAGTTGGCTGAGCATGTGTTGCGTAACGGTTTCGGTATCAAGGAACCTGGCGATTTCATTCAGCAGCCACCTGCACAACCTGGGATGCCTGGTGCACCTGGTGGCCCTGAGGGTCAGCCTGGGATGCCTATGGGTGGCGGTATGCCACCTGGAATGGGTGGCGGTATGCCACCCGAGATGCCGATGGGGGCAGCGATGCCTCCTGAGGCTGCTATGCCGATGATGTAATGTTACGTTACTTGTCGTTCTATTAGAAACATGTTTCGATTTTTTGGAGGATATTATGGCTGTTGCAGATGAGACTACTGGTCAGGTTGATGAGCGTTTTAGCGGATGGCGGAAGGTTGTTCGCACCGAAACCACGACTAGCCGCACCATTGGTCTGGCTGACGTTGACGCTATTATTGTGTCCACGAACGGTTCGGCTACCACGTTCACGATCCCTGAGTCGACTGCTGCCGCTGGCAAGGTGTTTCCTGTCGGTGCCCAGTTCCGTGTGCTCACTAAGGGTGCTGGCACGGTGACGGTCGCTAAGACTGGTTCGGACACGTTGACGGGTACGGCTACGACCGCGCAGAACGCTACGAAGCTGGTCACCAAGATTGCTGCTACCGAGTGGATGATTGCCTGATCATGCCTAAGGTTGGAAACAAGAGCTACCCGTATACGGCTGCTGGTATGGCGGCAGCTAAGAAGGCTGCCGTCAAGAAGGGCATGAAGCCAATGATGGGTAAGAAGATGATGAAGAAGGGCAAGTAATGGATCGTTTCGGCAAGAGCCCTGGCAAGCTAACTGGCGCAAAGCCACCTAGTTCTATTCCTGTTGTTCGTGGCCTTAGTGCCCCGAAGGCAAAGGTGTTCGGCAAGTTCCAGTTCTCTAAGGGGCCTGTTGACAACAACAAGTACGGCAAGTAGTTATGGCTATTAAGCGTGGCAAAGAAACCTTTGCTGGCTACAACAAGCCGAAGCGGACACCGAGCCATCCGAAGAAGTCGCATGCAGTGTTGGCGAAGCAGGGTGATCAGGTGAAGTTGATTCGGTTTGGTCAGCAAGGGATTTCTGGTTCACCGAAGAAAGCTGGCGAGTCTGCTGCTTACCGTAAGCGTCGTGAGTCGTTTAAAGCTCGTCATGCGAGCAATATTTCTAAGGGTAGAATGTCGGCTGCATATTGGGCTGACAAAGTTAAATGGTAAGAGAATAACCCGCAGGGGATTCTGAAAGGAAAACATGTCTGATGATCTGTATGCCATCTATGAGAACACGATTTCTGAAGGTGGTGAAAGTCAGGAAGTAGAGTCGTTGTCCAGGAACGCTAACGTGTATTCTGGTGATGAGGATGCCGCCGACACCGATGTGGTGGAGGTGGATGATGATAGTTCAGTCGATGAAACCGATGAGGACATTGATTCTGACACAGATGACGGTCTGGAAGATCAGGATGATGTAACCGAGGATGTGTTTGATTTTGACTCTATCAAAGATAAGCCTGTGAAGGTGACTGTTGGCGGGGAAACCTTTGAGGTTCCGTTGAACGAGTTGCGGAATGGCTATATGCGGCAAGCGGACTATACCCGTAAGACGCAGCAGATTGCTGCACAGGGCGAGTTGGTTCGTTGGGCGCAGGATTTGCAAGAAGCACTAACTAGTGATCCGAAGGGTACAATCAAGTTTTTCCAGGAACAGTTTGGGCTGCTGGATGATGATGGTGTCGTGGATGATCCAGAGTTGGGGCCGATTGTGAAGGAGCTTCGTGAGACACGTCGGGAGCTTGCAGAGTTGCGTCAGTCGCAACAGGTGCAGGTTCAGGAACGGGTTAACATGGAGGTCCAGTCTGAATTGAATCAGATGAAATCCAAGTATTCAGATTTTGATCCTCTCCAGATTCTTCCTATTGCGATTGATAACGGGTTGACGATGGAGATGGCCTACAAGGTTTGGAAGGCTGATCGTGTTGACCAGGAATCGGCAGCCCAGGAGGCTGCCCGTCGTAAGGCAGAGCAGGCCGCTGTGAAGCGTGATAAGGCTCGGGCTTCTACGAAGAAGGTTCCTACGGTTAAGACGAAGGGCGAGTCGGATGATTCTTGGAAGTCGTTTGATTCTTTTGAGGATATCTTTGCATACGAAGTTGAACGTACACGATCCTAAGGAGGATGGTTATGAGTAACCCGAATTTCGATAACATTGTTGCAACTACCCTGAAGCGGTATTTCACTGAGGGCGGTAAGGCTGTTGACAACATTTTCAAGCGGTCCGCTGCACTGGACTGGATTAAGAACACCGCTAAGCTGGACGCCCAGGGTGGTTCGACTGCTGTGTTCCCGATCCAGCATAAGACCAACTCGTCATTCCAGTACTATAGCGGCTATGACGCTCTTACGCCTGTGCATGGTGAGGAGATTGTGACTGCTGCCGAGTACCAGTGGAAGCAGGCTGCGATTTTCATCCCGATGTCGGGTATGGAGGAAGCGAAGAACAGTGGTGACCGTGCGGTTATCAAGCTGCTTCAGACGAAGGTTGAGAACGCTGAGATGACTGCTGCCGAGCAGTTTGAGACTGCGTTCCTCCAGTATGATGGTACCGAGTCCAGTGGTAAGGCTTGGAACGGCCTTAAGGATCTGGTCAGCGATTCCACCACGTCGGGCGGTATTGACGGTACGGCAAACACCTACTGGCAGTCGTACACCCCGACCACGGCCACCTACACGCTGGCACTGCACTCGAAGGCATACAACACGGTGTCGTATGGTGCCGATGCTTGCGACTTCCAGGTGACCACCCAGACCCTGTGGGAGACCTATGAGTCGAAGCTCCAAGCAAACCAGCGGTTCACTGACGCTAAGACTGCGGAGGCTGGTTTCACGAACCTGCTGCACCGTGGTTCGAAGGTTGTCTGGTCCGATCTGTGCCCGTCGACCTACTGGTTCTTCCTGAACAGCCGTCACGTCAAGATGGCGGTCCTGTCGGGGAACTGGATGAAGTTCCGTGGTTTCGTTGAGCCGTATGACCGTGACGCCAAGTACGGTTTGATCACCTGCTACGGTACGTTCGGTACGAACGGTCGCCGTTACCTGGGCCGCACCATTTGGACCCCGTGATCTAGTCGGGGACGTTTCAGGGTTATAGACGGGAGGGAGGACTGCACCTCCCTCCCGTTTCCCGTATAAAGGAGCTTTTTATGGTTGAGTCGGTTCGTCAGATGCGTAAGGCTTTGGTTGGTGCTGTTGCTGCCGCCATTGTTACCGCTGTTTCCAGGTGGGTTGATATTGATGTTGCCGCTTTGGAAGCTGTGTTGGACGCTGTAGTGGTTGGTGTGTTGGTGTGGGCTGTGCCGAACGCTCAGCCGTATGTGGAGCATGAGCATGCCTGATATGACGGTGGTGTGGAAGGATGCTGTCCCGTTTGACACGGTGTACGGCCAGTCTGCGAACCGTTCCTCTGGGAACGGTCGTGCCGTCCTGTTTGATGCACGCGCCCAGGCGAGCGGTATGCAGATTCGTCCAATGTTAGATGAAAGTGTGGAGTCGGCGTATGCGGGTGCTGTTCCGTATGATATGGCTGGTGAAGATTTTGATTGGGCAGCCGATTTCCAGGCTGCCACAGTAAAGCCTAAGTCTGTTGGTCGAAAGAAGGTTTGATGGCTACGTTGCAGGAGTTGCGTGATTTTGTGCGGACACATGCGGATGCGGATTCTACGGATGCGCCTGATTCGTCGTTGGACGTGTATGCCCGCATCGCCTACAACGATATTCATACCCGCACTAGTTTCCCACAGTTGCAGGTGACGTACACGTTTACAACGGTTGCAGGGCAACAGGATTATCTGTTTGCTGGTATTGGGGCGTTGGATAAGGTTACATCTATTATTGATACCACTAATTTGGGTCGCCGTTTGATTTACATGTCTGAGTCGGATGCTGATTTGGCGTTCGGTGCCCCTATTGGTGCCACTAGTGAGGTTGCTAATGCTTATACGGTGGTGAATGGTGTTATCAAGTTGTATCCGAAACCTTCGGTGACTGGCAAACTATATACGGTTCGGGGTTTGCGTACCCCGAACACGTGGCCTAATGGTGCTGGTTCAACCCCTGATTTGCCTGTCGTGTTGCATGACGCTATCGCCTGGTACATGTTGTCGTCTTATTTCATGTCGCAAGAGGATTTGCAGATGGCTGGCATGTATCTACGTGAGTATGAGGCGATGGTTGACAAGTTTGTTCGGAACGAATCGTTTAAGGATTTTGGTGCCCGTAATCATGTGATGGGCGGTCAGAACTATAAGAATCCTGATTTCACTCGTTGGGTGCGAGGTATGTTGGAGTAATGGCTAAGGGACAGTTGCAGGTACAATATTTCAACGATTTCACTGGCGGTCTTAACAATAAGATGCAACGCCAGTCGTTGGCGTTGAATGAATCCCCTGACTGTCAGGATGTCGTGTTCAACGCTAGGGGCGGTTTCAGTTCTAGACGGGGTTTCAAGACTGCTAGCACCCAGTCAACGTTGAATGGTGGCTACATTGGAGGCCAGTTCAGTGCTGGTACTGAGGTGTTGTGGGGTATTGATAAGGATGGCAAGTTGTGGACGTGGGATGGTTCCACGTTTACGACGGTCACCACTAGTTCGCCTGCCGATATGACTCGTGTGGTTACGTCGGCTATTTGGGGTAGCAAACTGTATTTTGCTAACTGGTTGAACACTGGTGCGTTGTTGATGCGTCATTGGAATGGTACAGCGTTCACCACGTTGGGTAACACTGCGAATGATGACTATACAACTCCGACGGGTGGTAATGCGCCGTTGGCACGTTTGATTGCCGATCATTCAGGTCACATGTGGTGGGCTGACACTGTTGAGTCTGGCACCAGGCATCGTTCTCGGGTGCGTTGGTCGCACCCGTTGCAACCTGAAGATTTTGCTACAGCAGACTATTTTGATATTGAAACTGATGATGAGTCAAATCAGATCACTGCGTTGGTGCCGTTCCAAGAAATGTTGTTGGTGTTTAAGAAGCGTGGCGTGTTCGCCATCTATGGTTATGAACGTGAAACGTTTGTGGTGCAACGTTTGTCGTCGGTTGCTGGTGTTTCCTGTCAGCAGGCTGTCACTACGAATGCTGGTGTAGCATATTGGTGGTCGGTTGACGGTAACGTGTATGCGTTTAACGGTCGTGGGATTGTTCCTATCGGTGAACGTATTAGCAACGTTGTGTCTGAAGGTATTGTGGTTGACGGATGTACCACCAACAGGGTTGCGTGGATTGAGAATCAGGTGTGGGTTTCGTTGCGTAGAACCGATAATACCAGGGTGATGTTTGTGTATGATCCTGTGGTTGGTGAGTCTGGGGCTTGGACAAAGTTCAGTTATGCTCCTACTAGCATGTTTTGGCATCGTGGCGCTACGAATGAGGTGCCGTTTACCTTGTTGAATACTGGTGGTTTGTTTGATTGGGGTGATGAAACTAAGGAGGTTGACACGCTTCTTGGTACAGATATCCCGATTCCTGCATACTATAAGATGGCTTGGTTTACTGCTAAGGATGCTGGGTTGCGTAAGAAGTGGTCTAGGCCACATATTACGGCAGCATGTAATGATGCTGCCGTGCTAAATATTGATGTGTACTATGATTTTGTTGAGTCTGGTGCTGTGAAACAGTTGACGTTGGTTATTGATTCACCGTCGCTGGGGTCTGGCATGTTGTGGGATGATGGTACAGGTTCGGTTGGTGGCGACTGGGGTGACCTGTGGTCTGGTACTGGTGATCCTGTGTACGAGTTTCAACGTATCCCGTCGTTGGGTCGTTCTAATGCTGTCCAGTTACGTTTCGAGATGAAGCAGCATGCTTCTCGCTGGTGGGTTGACAGTGTGACTATTCCGTTCTATGCGAAATCTTATAGATGAGAGGTTGAGATGGCTGCTAATGTTGCTGTGACATACAATTTTGTTGCTGGTACTCCTGCTGTGGCAGATAATGTGGACCAAAACTTTGCTGACATTGTGACGTGGATCAACACAAACGCTGTCCATTTGAATGGTTCTAAGGCGTTCACTAGTGTTCCTAGTGGGCCTGCCAGTGATCCTACGTCGGCTAACCAGTTGGCTCGTAAAGCGTATGTGGATGGCAAGTTGACTTCTTGCCTGTCGTCTGCACGACCTGCTGCACCAGCTACTGGTGCACTAATTTTTGAGACTGACAAGAATCGTGTCCGCGTCTATGACGGGTCTAATTGGCTGTTGGTGTCTGGGTCGATGCGTGCCAGTGCTTCTAACTCTGGCACGGTGGTGGCTAATAGTACGACGAGCACGTTGACGTTCGCTACCGAAAATTATGATACGGACAGTTTCTTTACTGCTGGTGGTTCAACGTTTACGGTTGCCGAGGCTGGTACCTATTCGGTGACTGTTCATATGGCTAAGACGGCTGGTAATAGTTTTACTGCTGGGTTTGGTTGTTATGGTCGTGTGGTTGCTCCTTCGATGACGTATCGGATGGCTGTTGCTGAGGGTGACTATATGAATGGTTCGTTCAGCATCTATTTTACTGCTGGTCAAACATTTACTATCCAGTTTCAGAATGCTTCTGGTGGGTCTACGACGTTTGATACGACTGTCACTGTGATTCGTGTTGGGGACTGATTAATGTTTAGTGTTAACCCTAGATATATTGGTGACAGTGTTCAACGTGAGTTGAACACGTTGTGGCGTACTTTGTTACCGTATTGTGGTGCTTTCTATAATGATGCAACTATTGCGAATGGTTCTAGTACGGTTGCTCAAACAGTTGCGTTGCCTGCCACTTGGATTTCTAAGGGTGTGTCGATCACTAATTCGACGGAGATACGTTTCAAATATGCGGGCGTGTATGATGTAGCGTTTTCTGCACAGCTAAATAAGGCTAGTGGTTCTGCTGCCGATGTCGATATTTGGATTGCTGTGAACGGTGTTGATGTGCCGTCTACGAACACTAGGGTCACTTTGCAAGGTTCGTCTGCGAAACTGGTTGCTGCTTGGGATTATATGATTCAAGTGGAAGCTGGGGATTATGCTGAGTTGAAATGGTTTTCTTCTAGTTTGGATGTTCAGATGGCTGCGTTCACAGGGCTGACCAGTCCAACTCGGCCTGATGTTCCGTCGGTCATTGTGTCTGTGTTGCCTGTGTTGGGTTTGCGTCCTCGGGGGTGACGAGAAAGGATTATATGTAATGGCTTTATATGATTTTGCTACACGTCGTGCCGATTTGCAGAACAGGTTTTCTGCGGACACGTTGGCTGCCCAACAGGGTCGCATGTTGGGTCAGCAACGCTTTTCTCGTCAACGTCAGGAAACCACGAAGGGTTTCCGTGAAGCGTTCCCCAGGTTTACGGGCCAGTGGGCACGCAGGTTGGGTTCTGGTGTGAAGTCTGGTGTGTTTGGGGAACAGTTGGGTCAGAATGTTGGTTCTTACCGTCAGCGTATGGGTGATATTGATGTGGGTGAAGCCCAGTTTTTGGGTGGGTTGACGCAGGAGGATGTGTTGCGTCGCACCGCATTGGAGAATGCGTTGCGTGCGTTGGGTGAAGAAGAACAGATGTATCGTGCCCAGGGGAGGTTGCGATGAGTAAGCGTCGTAATATTGAAGATGATGCTAGAAATATTACTGGGGCTTTGCCGAAGCGGCCTACGGCTGCACAGTTGGCACCGATGTATCGGCAGCGTATCCCTACGCCACCTAAGCGAGATATTTTGGATGAACGGTCCTATAGTGCTGGTGCCCCTAGGCGTCCTGTAACCACGTTTGGGGATGAACGTCGATACAGTGTTGCTGCTCCAACTGTCAAGCCGCCTGCCGAATATATTTCTGAGGCATATGCGAACGCTTTGCTCGGTCCGACTACACAGCAAAGTTATGATCCGTTTACTGCTTTAGCGGGAATGCTGGGCGGTGGCGGCGGCGGTGGTGGCCGTGGTCGTGGTGGCGGTGGCGGTATGAATACTGCCGCTAACAGGGCTGCTATCAATGAGGCTATCAAGGCGATGACTGAGGCCGCTACGGCCTCTCAGGGCCGTATCGGTGAACTGTACAGTGGTGCAGGTACGCAGCTTGCCGATATGGCTGCACAGTATGCTGCCGCTCAACAGGCGTTGGGTCAGGGGGCTGGACGGACGTTGGGTGCGTTCGGTGTGACTGGTGAGCAGATGAATCCTATGGGTATGTCGGCTGGTGACTATTTGACGAGCCAGCAGGGCGTGTTGACTGGTCTTAGTGCTGCCCAGCAAGCGCAGCTGGAGGCACAGAAGGCTGCATACCAGCTGATTTTGGCTGACATGTTGAAGGCGGGTGGATGATGAGTCCTGAAGAATTGATGCAACTGTATGCGCTCACCCAGTATGCTCCTGGGAATACTGCTGCTCAACGACTAAACTTTTTGCAGGATCTTGGTTTCGATTTGTTTGGTCGGCCGCAACAGTTTGTTGCGGAGGAGTTTGTTGCTGATCCTGAACCGTATCTTCGTAATCCTGTTGCTGACATCTATGGGTCTAATGAAGGATATCTTCAGGTGTTTGCAGCTATCAATAACGGTGTTGATCCTACTACTGCTGTAAAGCAGGCTGTTGATGCTGGCACTTTGGAGTTGCCGCTGTATGGTAGTGATGCTCCTAATCCTTATGAGGTTGCAAGCCAGTATGCTCAGAAGGAAATTGAGAATGAAATGGAGTTGGCTAACTGGGAGCAGAAAACTGGTGCTGAGCGTGCACAGTTTATGGAGAAGCAGAACAGGTTGCGTCAAGAGTTTGAGCAGAAACGTCCTTTGTCGTTTCAGGATTTGATGGGCCAGTCACAGTATGAGGCTATGGGTGCACCTACTGTTGACGAGTTGATGAATCTGTCGGAACAACAACGTTCTGAATGGGCAGCTAATCGTGCTCCTGCTAGGGGAAGTGTTGACGATATGGCACGCATGTATGGGGAACGTGTTGTTCGTCCTAAGGGTGCTGCTGCTCCTGCTGCACCTGCACGGCAACCTTCGTTGCCTAAGCAGGACATTTTCAGGAACAAACAGTATGCTGATGCTTTGCGTTCACAGCTTGAAAAGCGTTTGGGGGCTGCACAACAGACGTTTGTTCCAACTGAACGTTCTCAGGCTGCTTTGCAGAATGTTGCGTTGATGAAACTGTTGGGGTCTTGATGGCTGTTGATTACGAAGATTTCCGTAGTCGTCTAGAAAGAATCCGTCAAGGGTTGCCTGCGGCTGCTGGTGCCGCCACTCCTGTTCAGGGTGGCGGTGAATCTGCGTTGGACAGGTATCGGCGTGAACGTAACGCACGTTTCGCTACTGCTGTCCCAATGGTTTCTGCCAGTAACGTTCGCCGTGATGATGGCCCTAGTTGGGATGACCCGTTCAGGTTTGCTGGACGACAGGCGTTGAATGTGTTGGACAAGCTACAGATGCCGTTTGCTGCTGTCGGGTCTGGTTTGAAAGAGGCAGCCGATGTGGTTGCTGGCAGCCGTGTTGGTGAAGCGTTCCGCACGATTGATGCTGTCACTCCTAAGGCGGTTGACTATCTGTTGCCGTTGCCTGTCAGGGTTGGGAAGAACGTGTTGGCTGCTGGTGAAGCTGGGGATGCGTCGATGGAAGATTTCCGTGACCAGTTCAATCGGCGGGCTGGTTCACGCGAGTTGGGGTTGAACAGGATTCTTCCTGGCACCGAGGTGTTGCCTGAGTCGGTTGCAGGGTTTGTGACCGATATCGCTCTTGACCCGTTGACGTATACGCCTGGCGTGTTTGCGAAGCAGGCTATCAGAATTGGCACTAAGGCTTTGCCTAAGACTGCTGCTGAGGGTGCGTTGTTGAATGCTGTCAGGTCTGGTGGTTCCCGCCAGATTTCTGAGACATTGGCTACGAACGCTTTGCAGGCTGGTGTTGGTTCAAGTAAAGCTGTGCAAAGTTTAATTGCTGATGCCGCTATTAAAGGTAGAGGGGCATTAACTTCACAAGGGTTGCGCCGTGCAGGCCTTACTGCGGATGAGGCTGGGAAGCTTGGTTTGAGTGTTGCTCAACCAAATGTTGCTGTACGCACCTTGCAGGGTGCGGAGAACATTAAGGGTGCAATCAAGCAGACGTTTCGAACGACGGAGACGGCGAAAGGGTTTCGTCGTGCGTTTGTGTCGGACAGGTATGGTCGTCGTGCATTGTTGAATGAAACGTTGAACAAGTCGTTGCCTGTGTCTCGTCGTGCTGCGGCTGTGTTGGCTGAGGTGGGTACGGACAGGTCGGTTGCTGAGGCTCGTCGTTGGGCTGCACGCACGATGCGTTCAGCGGAGCTTGAGATGATGGGCACCCGTAAAGCGAAAGGTTTGTTTGCTGACATGTCTGACGAGCAGGTTCGTCAGGTGATTCGCAATGTGGAGCAGGGTGTTGATGGTGAGGCTGAGAATCTGTTGCGTGGTTTGTTCAGAAAGTTGTATGAGGAACAGAGGCTCGGCTATCAGGTTCAGTTAGAGGATTTTGGTCCAAACTATGTGCCTCACCAGTTTACGGATGAGTGGCGTAATTTGGCTGACAAGAATGAAGAAGTTCGTCGTGCGTTTGAAAACATTTTGAGTCGTGAAAGCTATCAGAAAACTCGTACCTTGTTGAAGGACGACGAGTTTTTGGGTGAAGTGTTGAAAACTGGCACAATTGATGAGATCAATGAAATTGCGTTGAAGAAGTATAACGTCAAGATTTTCAATGATGATGCTCGCGATATTGTGCCACGTTATATTATGCAAGCTGAGGATGCTGTGCAGCGTGCTGTGCAGATCCGTCAGTTTCAAGAGTTGGGTTTGGGTGAACCGTTAGCACGGAAGCTGGTTGATCGTACTGATCCTGCTTCCGTGTATCGTGCTGAACAGTTGCAGAAGGCATACAATGCCGCTAAGAAGCAGGCGAATGCGACGTTGCGTAACGGCACTCAGATTCGTTTCGACTTGTTGACTTCTGCCCGTCAGGTGTTTGAGAAGCGGCATGCAGAAATCAATGCACGCATTTTGCGGGCGACACAAGATTTGAATGCGAAGCTCACCAGGGTGCAACAGTTGCAAAGTGAGGCTGATGATTTGACTCGGGCTGTTGCAGGGTTGGAACGGAATGTGGCGGCTTGGCGGGCACGTTTGGATGCTGCTAGTGGGGCTGAGAGGGCACGGTTGCGTTCCAAGTTGGATGACGCTCAAGCAAACCTGCGTCGTCAGGAGAAACAGATTACAGATTTGCGGGCACAGATTGATGCAGAGTTTATTGGTGCGAAAACACCGTTGCAGATTCGTGCAGCGGCTTCTCGGACGAAACCGCAGATGCAAACTATTAACGGTTTGAGGGCAGAGATTGCTGCTCTCAGAAATGCTGCCGATTCGGTCGGCAAGGATTACAAGCATGTTGTTGATGCGATCAAGCGTGGACCTATCAGGGATGATGTTGATTTGGGGCAGATCAATCCTGATTTGGCGAAGCTACAGGAAACCGTGTTGGATGCCAGCGACAATTTGAACATGTTTATGGTCGCCAAAAATCAGGTGTTGGATGAGGCTGATATTGCAGAAACAATCTATTTGTTTGCTGCTTCTGACACTTGGTTTGCGCGTCAAGTGTTGGATGAGAATGCAGCAAAGTTGAAGGTGGCGGTTGACGGGTTGGCTGATGTGACTCGTCGTGGACCTGCGACAGAGCAACGGTTGTTTGAGTTGAGTGACAGGTTTGATGCTGTCAAACAAATGTTGGATCGCACCGACATTTCTCCAGAAATGAAAGCTATTGTCCAGTTGGAAGCTGCTGCTAGTAAAGCAGATTTGGCTGCCACTAGGGCTGGGAACACTGTGAAAATGTTTGAACAGATGATTGCTGCCAACAAAACACAGTCACAGGACATTGTGTTGCAGAAAGCTAGTAAGGGTATGAAGCAGGTCGGTGACGATCTGCAAATCCCTGACTGGCTGTTTAACGCAACCAACGTTGAAGCCATTAAGAAAGAGATGCCAATGCTAACTGCTTGGCAACGCAAGTATTTCAATCTTTTTAAGGGCTACGCTATTTTGCGGCCTGGTTTCCATGTCCGCAACTTGTATTCGGCAATGTTCAACATGTATTTGGAGGCTGGCCCGCAGTCGTTTGCTGGTGTGAAGAGATGGCATGATTTCTATACGTTGGCGACACATGATCCTGAGGATTATATGACGGCTGCTGTAAAGAAGTTTGGGCAGGTTGAAGCGGATCGTTTGGATGAGGTGTGGCGGGCGATCAGTGCTACGGGTGCTGGTGGTGGTATGGCCGAGTTTACGGGTCGGACGTTTAAGAAGCCGTCGAAGAACCCGTTTGATGAGAACAATAAGGCGTTGGCTGGTTCTCGTCGTTGGGGTGGCTGGGTTGAGGACCATGTGCGTGGTGCTCATGCGTATGATGTGTTGCGTCGTGGTGGCACAATGGAACAGGCGATGGACACTGTGTCTAGATGGCATTTCAACTATGTGGATGTCACCGATTTCGATCAGAAAATGAAGCTGATCAATCCGTTCTGGATTTTCTTTTCACGTAACATGGCTTTGCAGGCGCAGGCTTGGGTGAAGACTGCACCGAAGATCAACAGGACGTTTGTCAATTTTGAACGTAACATGAATTATGGGCTTGAAGAGGATGGTGTTGTTCCCGAATATTTCTATACGGAGGGTGCGACACGGCTGCCGATCAAGGGGTTGCAGGGCGATTCTGTGTATTGGTTCAGTGATCTTCCTGCGTTGACGTTTGCTGGCGAGTTGGATCGTTTGAGCGATCCTACGTCGGCACGGTTTTTTGCTGATTTGGGTCCGTTCCTGAAGGTGCCGTTCGAGTTGGCTGCTGACCGTCAGTTGTTTTCTGATATCCCGATTGACAAGACTCGGCCTGAGCAGATTCCGTTGTGGTTGGGTCGTTTGCCTGGGGCTGAAGCATTGTCGTTCCTGCCAGGGTTTGAGGAAACAGGTTCGGGCGAGTTGGTGTTGGGTGCTGAGGCGGCAAATGTGATCAGGTCGTTGATCCCTGGTTACGGTCAGGTGCAACGTATTGCTCCTGTGAATGATCCGAAAGCGTTGGAGAAACTGCCGTATACGGGCACATCGTTCCTTGGTGGTTTAACGTTGGCGGAGAACACGGCTCGTGCCCAGCAGGGCGAGATTTATCGTCGCAATATGGCGTTGGCTGAAGAGTTGAAGCGTCTTCGTCGGCTGGCTGAGATGTGATATGGAAACGATTATTGCTTCCGCTATCTCTAGTTGTTTACTGTTGGCGGGCACCGTGTATACGGTGCGCCGCTCACGTGCTACCAGCACACAGCAGCATACTGAGCAGACACAGCAGTTGACGAATATTCAACATAACCAGTCGATCATGTTGGACACAATTATGGCCCATAGGGAGTATACCGAATCGAAGTTGGATTTGTTGAATGATCGTGTGACGGGGTTACAGAACAATCAGGATTTGTTGTTTAACATGGTTGCCGAAGTGGATTTGAAGGTTACGAAACCTGGTAAAAAGAGAGTTACGCTGGTTGGCGACAGTTTTGGGGGTGATGCAGCTTGAACAAATATTTGTATGGATATAACAGTTGGCAGACACGGTTGACGTTGCCTGAACTAGATCAGCGTTGGGCGTGGTACAGGTTGCATCCCGAGTTCCGTCGCCGTCTGGTCGCCATGTTTGATGCCGCCCAAGCGGAGGGCACTGATCTTGGTTTGGGTGGCGGTGCCCGTTCTGCTGACGGGCAACGCAAACTGTTCCTTCAACGGCATGAGGTGTCTAACGTGTTTCCGTGTTGCACGTTTGAAGGAAAGAAATACAAGTTGCGTAGGGGGATGGCTCATGCTGCGCCTCCTGGCCGTTCATATCATGAGGATGATGCCTATCAAGGGTTTGGGGTTGCAGCCGATCTGGTGGGTGATTTGGTGTGGATGAAACGGAATGCGTTGCGTTTCGGGTTCCGTGAGTTTTCTGATCTAAAGGAAGCTTGGCATGTTCAGCCGTTCGAATTTACGGATGCACGTTCTAAGAACGGTAACCGTCAGTTGCGGGTGTGGGTGTTGCCTGAGCCTCCGCAGCCGCCGAAGCCGCCTGCGGTCAATGATCCCCGTCAGCCTCGTATGACGTTGCGTGCCCGTGTCCAGGGGCCTGACGTGTTTGTGTTGCAGCGTGCATTAAACAATTTGATGGGTGCGAAACTGTCGGTTGACGGCGTGATGGGCACCAGGGGTGAAACGATTGCTGCTGTCCGTATGTGGCAACAGTTCTTCAAGCTGCCTGTTACGGGTGTTGTCGATCAGCAAACTTGGAAGTCGATTTACGATATTGCCGATCTCAGGGGTTATAAGGTTGTTTGATGACAGAATGTTTGAATTGTGGTGAACTGTATCCACCGACTGCTTGTCGGTGGAGATGCCCATCATGTGGCTATAAAGATAGCTGCTGTCAGGGTGAGCCTCAGAGGGTGTCTGGTCGTAATGCGGGGAACCGCATGAAGGGGGTGTTGAGGTTTGACTCTCAGGTATTTGAATGATTGGATTTGGCTCAGGCTATCTAACAGGTATGGGGTTACTCATGCCACTCATTCTGTCACCGATGTTTATGATCGGTGGATGGGCGAGGTTGATGACGGTAATCCTGGTGTTGATTTGGTGGACTACTATTTTGATCGTGTTCCTGATGCGGACACGTTGAATGATGCTGAGTACATGTATTGGTCTGGTAATGGCGTGTTGGATGATGCCGTCCTGTGGCTGGATGCGTATGCGGTCAGTGAGTCGGCTACGAAGATTCCGAATCTTGGTTGGGGTGGTTCGGCTCTTGATGCTCAACGTGGTGACGGTTCCACCGCATCCACATACCCGAAGCTGTTGACGCATACTGGTGAAAACTATTTGTATCGTGCTGGTGCATCCGTATCTAATAACTGTTCTGTCCCGAACCTTGCCGCTTATAATCCAACAACCTCGTTTTCTATTACGGCGCGTGTAGCGTTCGATAATTGGAATACGCCATCGGGGACGAATGATATTTTGCAGCGAACAACGTTCGCTGACCCTGATAGGCAGTTTGCTTTTTTCTTGACAACTACTGGGATACTGCGTTTAGCGATCACCCCAACTGGAAACGTTGCGAGCATCATCAACATTGA